ACGCGAAGCGGAAAGACCTACTCCGTAGCTTATTATATTTTATGGCTATGCAAGGAATATGAGAATGCAGGAATGGAGATCGATATAGTGCGCGACACCTACACCGCATTAAAATCTACCGCTTGGAAAGACATCAAAGACATTTTAATCAAGCATGACTTGTACAGAGATGAGAACCATAATAAAACCGATCACATCTATAATTTATTCGGAAACTACATTTCTTACTACGGAGCAGACACCCCAGATAAAATACATGGTCGGTCCAGAGATATACTGTGGATTAACGAAGCTCACCAGTTCCCAGAGGAAACAATCGACCAATTATTCCCAAGGACCAGATACCGCATAATTGCAGATTACAATCCAGCACTTCCACAGGAGCACTGGCTGGACAAATACATCGAGAAGTTCCCTCCTTTCATTACAACCTACAAAGACAATCCTCACCTCACCAGAGCGCAGGTAGATGACATTGAAAGCAAAGTAACGAATGCCTACTGGTGGAAAGTTTATGGAACAGGAGAAAGAGCGCAACCAACAGGTGCAATCTTCTCCAATTGGAGCATAGGAGAATATCAGGATGGAGACATTGTCGGTTTCGGACAGGACTACGGCTTCAGCAATGATCCATCTACCTTAATCAAGGTATCGATTAAACGAAAGGAAAAAATCATCTACTTGAAGGAATGCTTCTATGAGCAAGGACTAAACACAGGACAATTATACCAATACACGAAGGAACATGCGGACCGTTTACTTATCATAGGAGACAGCGCAGAGCCAAGGTTGATATCAGAGCTCCGACAAAGAGGTTTAAACATCATGGAAGCGGAGAAAGGAGCAGGCAGCGTTACAGCAGGAATATCTTTGATGAACGAATACCAGATTATTCTGGATAAAGACTCAAAGAACATGATAAAGGAATTCAACAATTATTCATGGGTTGAAAAAACCAACAAGAGCATACCAAAGGATGAGTGGAATCACTGCATCGATGCAGCCAGATATTTTATCTACATGGCAGTGAGCAACCCAAACAGAGGAAAGTATCACGTTCGATAAAAAAAGGGAGCTCCAAAGAACCCCCTTTAACCTATAAACTAAACTATGCTTTGAGAACAAGCTGGACAAATATACCAATCGCATACAAATAAACCAAAACAAGTTATAAAGACATGGAAGCGAAAATCTACATTCCCACATCACTATCGGAGATCACACTGGAACAATACCAGTACCTGATGAAAATTACCAGCGCAAAAGACGATGAGGATACGCAAGCCAGAAAAATGATATCGGTGCTGTGCAAAATACCACTTTCAGCAGTAGTGAAAATTGAAAGGAACTCCATAATGGAATTGCTCGAAAGATTTAATAAAATGTTCTCCAGCTACGAGCAGGACCTTATCCACCGCTTCAAACTTGGAGGTAGGGAGTTCGGTTTTATTCCATCACTAGAAACCATGAGCTGGGGAGAATACATGGATGCCGAGAAGTACATGAGCGACTGGCAAACGATGAACAACGCAATGGCTGTTCTATTCCGCCCGATCACAAAAAGTAAAGGAAAACGATACCAGATAGAAGAGTACGAATCCAGCATCAACTACAGCGAGGTCATGAAAGCGATGCCTTTGAACGTAGCAATCTCCGCGAATGTTTTTTTTTGGAATTTAGGAACGGAATTACTAGACGCTACGATGAACTTTTTACAGGAGCAGATGAAGGAGATGAGCAAGGAGGAACTACAGATTATAGCGAAAGAGCTCAATTTAACCAACGATGGGGCTGGTATTCATCAATATATGCAGCTGCAAAGGGAGATGTTACAAAGTTCGATGAGGTCACTAGACTTACCATTCATCACGCATTCACATTCTTAACATTTGAGAAGCAAAAGAACCAGATAGAAGTAAACGAAATAAGACGAAGAGCCAAAATATGAAAGCATACACCTACTTAATCGATACCTTACGCGAAGCATTCGAGGACATCCCTCTAGTTACAACCGTTTCGACAGGAAGCATCGATGACATTGATAATTACAAGCAGACCTTGTTCCCACTTATCCACATAATGGTCAACACCATGTCACCAGAAGCAAATATTTTGCGCTTCAACGTTACCATTCTTTCGATGGATGTAGTCGACATTTCAAAGAGCCAGACAATCGATAAGTTCAAAGGAAACGATAATGAGCAGGAGGTCCTGAATACCACAGGAATAATCTTGATCCGTGTAGCTGAATTATTGAGAAGAGGAGAATTAAATGACAGAATCGAAATAGATGGAATAGCTACATGCGAACCTTTCACGGAACGCTTCGAGAACTACCTCGCAGGATGGGCAATGACATTGGATATTATTCTGCCAAATGAAATGAGCATCTGCTGATGAACCAAGAGGAAACACAGAAAGTTCTGGAGGAGTTCAGAAAGTATGTAATCCAGCAATCGAGGAGCAACCTTACTCGGATGAAAAAAAACACCAGTAAGAAACTCTACAAATCAATTGAAGGAGATGTTAAAGCATACCCAAACAGCATCCGCCTATCTTTCAGCATGGAGGACTACGGATGGTATCAGGACCTCGGTGTGAAAGGAAAGACCAGTGGCAGCAAAGCACCAGCATCACCCTTTAGATTTGGAACAGGAACAGGAAAGAAAGGAGGACTGACCAAAGGAATAAACAAATGGGTGCGAATGCGAGGTATCAGATTTCGCGACAAAGAAACAGGAAGGAAGCTGACATACAAATCTACCGCGTTTTTAATTACACGATCAATTTACCACAAAGGAATGAAGTCCTCGCTGTTCTTTACAAAACCATTCCAAGCCGCCTTAAAACGTCTCCCTGCGGATTTTATGGATGCCTACGGACTCGACATGCAAAAAACACTCAATAGAATTATGAATGAAAACTTTAAATTAAATGGCTAATAATATATTCGCAAGATCGCCTTACATTATCGAGGTAAATGAGATAGGGCAAGCAGGGAGTAAAATCGAAATCTTCCTATGGAATTCAGGGAGCGCACCAATTGTACCCCAGCACAAATTATCAAAGCCGATACCATCACTGACCAAAATACAAACCACCTATAACATTTCTCCGTACATTCGAGAATTCATCAACCATAATACATGGCAGACAATATACAATACCACAACGGACACCCCAAACAAACAATGGTGCAATGTCAAAGTGAAACGATACAAATTAGCAGGAGGAGTTTATACCTTGCTGGATACAACTACCTACTTCGGATTTGATGGCTACGGATACTACGAGGAAGGATACAATATCAACCTCGGACAATTTATGCTTACAGAGGGCACGTACTATTACCACTACGATGAGAACGCTACCATTGGAGCAACGCAACTAGATAGCGCAGGACATTTCACATTAGAACGAACAGGAGCAGCATGGCTTGAATGGACCAATCTGCGAACAGGAGCACAGACATCGGTAGGTTTAACACCATTAACAGGTTCTGCAATCAAAGATACATTTCGAGTTTACCCACTGTGGTATGCCGATGGTAATAAGTTAAAAGTGCTAAATTCATCATTCGGAACATTGGCGGAGTACGTCTTCAAACCAATACACGAATGCCGAAATGAAGTTTTTGTCTGCGATTTTGTAAACAAGTTCGGAGCATGGCAAAGGGAGTTTTTCTTTGGTGCTTCCAATGAGCGAATAGAAAGCACAGCCACCACATACAACCTATTACAAACGGACCTCGTAGATTACGATGTGCGCGAAGGACAAAGGAAGGAATTTAACGCGAATGGTATCAAGTCGATCACATTAAATACAGGAATACGAGATGAGAGCATGAACGAACCACTCCAGCAGCTAATGTTATCGGAGCGAATATTATTAAATGGTCTCCCTGTAAAATTGCGCAGCAGACAGCTCGCCAAACTAAAGATGATCAACCAGAAAATCATTAACTATTCAGTGGAGTTTGAATACGCAAATGACATTATAAATTCAGTGGTCTAATGAAACGGAACGTACAAATTTACATTGAAGGAAACCGCCTAGAATTATTCAACGATGAGAAAATCAACGTTAACTCTTCCGTTCAAAATATTGCTGACATTTCAAAAGTTTTCACGGACTTCTCACAGAGCTTCACAGTTCCAGCTTCGCAGAACAATAACACCATCTTCCAGCACTTCTATAATACGGACTACGATGGAACGGTGAACCATAATTTGAGAAGAGATGCCTACATCGAAATAGACTTAACACCTTTCAGGAGAGGAAAGATACAACTCGAAAAAGCAAATCTAAAAAACGGCAAAGTTGAAAATTACTCGATTACTTTCTATGGCGATGTTCTGGCTTTGAAGGACAAGTTCGGAGAGGACAAATTATCTTCGTTGGATTATTCAGCAGACAGCCACGAATACATAGGAAGCGAGGTGCAGCTACGAATCGAAAACACCGCCACAGACTACGATGTATGCTACCCTTTAATTTCCAGCAAGCGAGTGTGGCAATGGAATAACATCACCACACCAGATGACAATATCGATACAGCAGCAGGAGCGATTGTTTATGACGAACTGCTCCCAGCTTATCGAGTGCGAAATATTCTAGGAGTTATCCAGAGCACCTACGGAGTGACATTCCAAGGAACATTCTTATCAGATCCCAGATTTACCTCCGCTTTTCTTTGGCTTAAAAAAGCAGAAGTTCCGCAATTTACTTCTCAAGCTACACCAATCGATTTTATTTATGTGAACTTTTACGATCCAGCAGCAGCAGATTATACCAGCATCGATTTAACCGCGAATACAATACAATACACCTCCACAGAATCAGTGCTCGAAAATCAACAGCACTTCATCGATTTAACGATTTCAGGAACATCGGATACCACATTAACTTATTGGATTGATATCTACATCAACGGCACTCTTGTTAACACGATCACAGGAGCAGGAGACACCACATACAATCTAGTGACAGATGACAATAGCGAAGGAATAAATAACACATGCTACTTTGTTCTGCGAGCCCAGAGCACGCTTACATTTGACTCGGTAATCAATAGCTACTTTACAGGAATTGTAGGAGGATACATTCCAGTCAACCTACCTATTTATATTATCTACAACGCGAACCAGACAGCAATGGCTTATGTGAACCTTGCGGACCTTATGCCAGACATGAAGGTCGCTGATTTTTTCGCAGGATTGCTCAAAGAGATGGACCTCACATGCTACGGACTTTCTGAAAATGTTTATCAAGTCGAACCACTGGAGGACTGGTATCAGAAAGGACAAATAATCGACATCACCAGATACACCATGGTGGAGAACATCGACATCGAGCGAATCAAATTATATAGAACAATCAAGTTTAAATACCAAGAGTCGCTCTCCTTCATAAACCAGCAGTTCAAACAATTTTTTAATCGCCAATACGGAGACCTCGACTATTCATATCCATACGATGGCGATGAGTACACCATAGAAGTGCCGTTCGAAAATCTTTTATTTAACAGATTTGAAAATGAGGATATACAGGTAGGATACGCACTCGGAACAGGACCAGAATTCAAACCCTATGTGCCAAAGCCAATCTTGCTATACAAGTTCGGTGGAATTGGAGTGAACACATGGTATTTTGATAATGGCACTACGGTAGATGCGATCAATAGTTATATGGCATTCGGACAGGACCTCCAAGTTTCAGGAGTTGATTATAGTTTGAATTGGGGAGCAGAGACCAGCACCCTCTGGAACGTTCCAATCACCAACGGATTATACGAGACCTACTACTTTAATTACATTGTCAACCTTTTTAACAAAAAGAACCGACTGACCTACATTAAAGTGAATCTTCCAATAACGATACTGACATCGCTCCGCTTAAATGACCGCCTTGTTATCAGAGACAAACGATATATTATCAATGAGATGAAGAGCGACCTCACCAGTGGAGAGGTTGAATTTACTTTGATAAATGACTTCAGGCCACTAGCTCCAAACAGAGAAGTGGGAGCACCAATCGGAGTGGGAGGAACAGCTTTGATTAACACTGCTGTGACCGTTCCAAATGGCACGTACAGAATCACGCTGGACATTACAGGAACAGGAGTTATATCGGTTTCACAAACGGAGTTCTTCGAGGATGCCAGAATCGACATAGTTCTCCCAGAGAATACAAATCCGATTTATCAACTTATTACAGAGGATGCCAATATTTTAATTACAGAGGATGCAAGCGGACTGGTAAACGAAGAGGGCCGCGAGGTTATATACACCATACCAATGACACTAGAAAATTACGATGGAACAACTACAATACAATACATTCAAATAACCCAAGCAGGATGATATCAAACGTTTTGAACATGCTCCGATTAGGAAACCACTACGGCCTTTCGGAGAACATAGAAATAGCCAAGGGCAAATACAAAATACCCACCACAGTGAAAGAGGTATTTAATCAAGCGATCCGCGAACGCAAAATGAAAAAAGCATTGAAAGATGGAAGAGTATAAAGCAAAGGTCACCATTGACACCGCATCGGCAACCCAGTCAATAAATAACCTAGGCGATGCAATAGAAGGAGTAAGCGATGAGCTCGTACCTCTGACTTCCCAGATGGGAGAGATGGAGGATAAATTGATGCTCATGGCCCATGCAGGAGACACCAGCTCCGAGGAGTTCAAAAACCTATCGAAGCAGGTCGCTGGAATGCGAAAGACGATCAGAGAAACAGATGCAGGAATCGAAGCATTATCAATGACCACTTCTGGAAAGCTCGGAGGAGCACTCGGAGGAGTAGCTTCTGGCTTTGAGTTGGTGCAAGGAGCAATGGGAGCGATGGGTGCTGATAGCGCAGAGGTGGAGCAGGCCCTCCTGAAAGTTCAGAGTGCGATGGCAATGGCCCAAGGGGTGCAAGGAATCAGAGAAGCAGTGCCAGCATTCAAAGCTATGGGTACAACGGCAATATCTGCCTTCAATGGAATCAAAGGAGCAATTGGAGCTACAGGAATAGGACTTCTGGTAATAGCAATCGGAGCAATCTACGCAAACTTTGATAAGCTGGCTGGAATTGTTGACTGGGCAAAAAAGAAGTTTGAAGGAATGGGCCAAGGAATAAAAACCCTTATCACCATTGCCTTCATGCCTTTGATCATAATGATAGAAGCAGTAAAATCTGCGATGGTTGCTCTGGGCATTATAGAAAGCGATGAAGAGAAAGCTCGTAAAGCGAATGCCAAAGCAAACTATGCTCGCACGAAGGACCAGATGGCCCTAGAAGCAGAAGCGGCCAAAAAACGAAAGGAAAACTTCGAGAACGAACAGAAAAACTTTGATCGGCAAATAGCACTAGCAGAAGCAGAAGGAAAATCAACACTCGGACTCCAGAAGCAAAAAATACAGGGTTCGATTGCTTACCAGAAAGAACAAATCAAAGAGATGGAGAATTCTATCGCAGCGATCAAGTTCGTACAGGAGCAAAGTGGATGGATGGCCAAAGGATTAAAGGACATCGTGGACCAAGCAGAAACGGACCTTAAAAAAATGAAGAGTGACCTAGAGGATGCTCAAACAGATTTGAAGGTTCTGGATATCACTGCTAGAAAGGAAGCAGAACAAAGAGCATCAGAAGCTAGACAGGCAGAACTTGAAGCAGCGCAAGCAGAGCACGAAGCAAAGAAAGAGATCTACCTGACTGAATTAGAATTACAAAAATCGATAGATGAAGAGAATGCCAAAATAGAAGCAGATAAAGCTGAAAGACAGCGACTAGCGAATGAGGAAGCAATCCGACTAATGAATGAGGAGCTGGCAAACAGCGCGGATTTGAATTCTGAAATAGTCGATGTCCAAGAGGAAACATTCAGCACTTTAGAAACACTCCAGATGAAGTGGGCCGAAGGAATGCGAACCCACCGCAAGGAGATGACAGAAGGAATGATAAACGGAGCGAGTAATATGTTCGCCACGCTTGGCAGTCTCTCTGAATTATTCCAAGGAAAGAGCCAGAAAGCGCAGGAGCGAGCATTTAAGGTCCAGAAAGCAGCACAGATAGGTCAAGCCACCATCGACACATTCAAAGCAGCTACAGGAGCTTATAGTTCAATGGCCAGCATTCCAGTAGTCGGTCCAGTTTTAGGAGCAGCCGCAGCCGCAGCAGCAGTGGCCGCAGGATTGCTGAACATCAAGAAAATCGCAGCTACAAAGTTCGAAGGAGGAACAATACCAGCAGATGGAGGTGGTGGTGGAGGAATATCAGATGTAGGAGGAGCAGCATCGATCATGTCACCAAATTTTAATATAGTAGGAAATAACCCAGTGAACCAGCTCGCGCAACTTGGAGCACAGCCAGTGCAGGCATACGTTGTAAGCGGCCAAGTTACCACAGCGCAGTCACTAGATAGAAACAGAATAAAAAACGCTACATTCTAGAAAATCAAAGTTTTGAAGTTATGAATATAATCGAAATGGTATTAAATGAGGAGAACGTCAAACATGGAATCCATGCGGTCTCCGTTGTTGAGTCTCCAGCAATTGAGGAGAACTGGATCGCTTTAAATAAGCAATACGTTGAATTGAAAGCAATCGATGAAGAGAAGCGAATCCTTATGGGTGCGGCCCTTGTTCCAAACAAGCAAATCTATCGCAAGGACAAAGAGCATGGAGAATTTTATATTTATTTCTCCAAGGATACAATCCGCCAAGCATCGCAAATTTTCTTAAAGCGATCAAACCAGAACAATGCTACCTATGAGCACCAGATGAAAATTGATGGAATGTCGGTTGTTGAAAGTTGGATAATCGAGGATGAGAAGATGGACAAATCTGCCCTCTACAATTTTTCACTTCCAGTAGGAACGTGGATGATTTCAATGAAGGTCGATAATGATGAGGTCTGGAATAAAGTTAAAGCTGGAGAGATCAAAGGTTTCTCCATTGAAGGATACTTCGAACCAAAGGAAGCAACGTTATCTGCCCAGAGAACAGATGAGGATATCTTGAAAGCAATCTTACAAATTTTAGAACAATGATAAACCAGAACATCGAAGAGAGACAAACACGAAACTCCCAGTTTGACAATCAGCTGGAGCAGGTCAATACAGAGGAGCAATTTTTTACAAATGTTCCTGAAGTTGGTGCATTGATTTCTGTCCAAGGTTCTCCTTTTATTGGTGATGGAGAAGGATGGGTGCAACTGGCCACAATGAATGATATACCTACCTATCAAAACGGCTATCAAGTTGCGTATGATACTGACCACACGAATACAAATAATGCTCAAAATATAAACGCAGTTGAACAAGTGGTAATGAATAATGTAGGAACTTCATTAGGAACAATGGGTTGTTATGATGGCCGTCAATTTTTCTTTAGAGAAGGAACAATTTATACCGTTACACTTTCATTCACTTCGTTAGTAACGACAAACAATGCGCACGCACAGTTATTTTTTGGCTATTCTGGAATCCCTTACAATGGTGATTCAGATGTTTTAATTTATGCCAAAGGCAACGGGGTTGCGCACGAATTTACAAGAACATTTCAAATTGTAGGTGACAGCAGCACAGCAGAAGGAATCAAACTATACATCTTCCCATCGCATGCAGGGAAAGTTTGGGGTGCTAAATTCACTATTCAACAAGCATTCTAATGAAATCGAAATCAAGTCCAAGAGGAGGGAAACGCGGATGCCTATGCAAGGACAATACCTACTCCTCAAAATGTTGCACAGGAGAACTTTCTGCACAGGGCATCGGTGCACTTGAAGGAGGACATAACACCACCAAGCAGCAGACCATAGTAGTCCGCCAGATTATCCGCAACTAGAAAATGGAACAATATAAATCAAAGAAGTTTTAAGGAATATGGAGAAGAACGTTTTATCAAAACTCTACAAAGGCGAAGAGATCCAAGTGGAGCTGGCAATTGTTGATGACATTAAAAAATCATATGATGTAGCCAGCAAATCAATCGATGGTTTTCTAGCGGCATATAAAATTATTGATGCTCAAAAGAACCAAGCAATTACAGCAGGAGAAGGATATTACAAAAATGCAGCTCAAATAGAAAATGCATTGAAACAATTTGAAGCAAAAGCAAAAGAGTTAGGTATTGATGTTAACGAAAATAAAGATTATAAAGCCGCCAAGGATTTACTCATTCGATATGACATTCAAGGAGTTTTTGATCGAGTAGATGGACTTCGAAAATTAAAATAAAACAGATGAACAAAGACGTACTAAACAAACTTGCTCGCATTGAAAGCAAGGTGGAGCTTGCAGAGGTTAAAGTAGATTTAGCAGTTACTGATGAAATCGCATCAGAATTGAAATCTATTAATCAGATGCTTAAAATGGCTAACGATGCAAATAATAAAATCGTTAAAGCTGCTGAGCAGTTAAATGCTGCATACAAAAATATCGGTCAAAATTTGAATTACGCTAAGGTTAAAACTTCTAAAGTAGATTCTATTTCAAATAACCTTAACAAATTAGCTGCAGATATGGGAGTTGATCCTAAATCTACACAAGTATTTAAAAGTATTCAAGATGCTTATCAGTTTCTAGGTCAAATCCAAGATTCTTTTGATAACATTAAAAATACTATTTCTACACTAGGTAAATAATAAGCAAATGACAACTAAAGAAAAACTAGCAGCAATTGGAAAGATCATTCTAGGCAAGGCCGTAGTGATTGAACTCGCACAAATGAAGTTAGCTGATGGAGTGACCGTTTTAGAAGCGGATGCATTCGAAGCAGGAATGGAGGTGTACGTTGTTACACCAGATGGAAACGTACCAGTTCCAGTAGGCGAATACGAACTTGAAAATGGAATGATTCTCGTAGTGGCTACAGAAGGAATTATCGAAGAGATCAAGGAAGCAGCAGCCGAGGAGGAGGAAGTGACACCAGAAGCACCAGAGGAAGCTCCAGTAGAAGCAGCAAATGAAACTACTGACAGACAGCCAAAGCGCACCATTGAATCAGTGGTTAAAGAACATCACTTCTCTTCTGAATTGGAAACGATCAAGGCCGAGCTTGCAGCATTGAAAGCAGAGAAGGATGCGCTTGTTACAGAGCTCGAAAGTAAAAAAGTGGAGCTATCTACACCAGCAGTTGCTCCAATCGCTTACAACCCAGAAAATGAACAAAAAACAGAGGTCTTTAAGTACGGAACAAAACGTGCACAGGACTCTCTAGACAGAGTATTAAATAAATTGTATTAACAAAATAAAACCCAAAGACAAATGGCTACAACATTAGACATTACAACAACTTACGCAGGAGAATCAGCAGGTAAATATATCGGTGCTGCATTGCTTTCTGCAAACACCATCGAGAACGGAGGAGTTCAGGTGATGCCTAACATCAAGTTTCGTTCTACGATCAAACGTTTCGATAGCTCGGACCTTTTGAAAGATGCTTCATGCGACTTCACTGCATCCAGCACAATCACATTAACGGAGCGAGTAATCGAGCCAAAGGAGCTAGACGTTAACGTTCTTCTTTGTAAAAAAGATTTCCGCTCGGATTGGAACGCAATCGAAATGGGCTACAGCGCATACGATGTACTTCCTAAATCTTTTCAGGATTTCCTTTTGGCACGAATGCTAGGTCAAGTAGCAGAAGCTACAGAAAATAACATCTGGCATGGAGCGAATGCAAACAATGGAGAATTCACAGGAATCTTCACACAGGCAATCGCAGAAGCAGGAACAGGAATTCCTGCAGGACAAGTTGTAGGAGGTACTGCCATTACTGCTTCAAACGTTATCGCGGAGATGGGCAAAGTGGTTGATGCAATCCCTGCTCGCCTTTACGGTAAGGAAGGTTTGAAACTTTATGTTTCACAAAATGTAGCACGTGCATACGTTCGCGCATTGGGTGGATTTGCAGCAGCAGGAGTTGGTGGTGCAGGAACAAACGCTCAAGGAACGCAATGGTACGGAGCAGGAGCTGGCTTGTCTTTCGATGGAGTTCCAGTTTTCGTAGCAAACGGATTGCAGAACAATGAGATGTTGGCTACAACTTCAGATAACTTGTACTTCGGAACAGGATTGTTGAATGACAGCCAAGAGGTGAAAATCATCGACATGGCAAACATCGATGGATCACAAAATGTTCGTTTTGTAATGCGATTCACAGCAGGTACTCAAATCGGCATCTTGGAGGATTGCGTTGTTTACTTCATCGACTAATCGACCACAAACATAAAGGGGAGTGGGGGTGGTTTCCTGCTCCCCATTTTTTAACTACAAAAACAAAGACAAATGGCCTGCGATATTTCACACGGAAGATTAGAGACATGCAAGGATTCAGTTTCTGGACTTGATGCTATCTACTTCATTAATTACGGCATTGCACCAGAGAACGTCACCACAGATGTGGATGGAGTTGTTACAGCAGTGACTGGAATCACAGAACTATACAAATACGAGCTGAAAGGAGCAAACTCATTCGAGCAGACAATCCAGACATCTCGCGATAATGGAACTACCTACTTTGAGCAGGTGGTGGTTGCCCAATTAAAAAAACAGGACATCCCAACACACAAAACAGTCAAACTTTTGGCTTATGGGAGACCGCACATTGTTGTTCGCACGCGATCACTTCAATTCTTCATTGTAGGACTTGAAAGAGGAGCAGACATGACAGCAGGAACTATCTCAAGTGGTACAAACTTGGGTGACTTCAATGGTTATAATTTGACCTTCACGGCCATGGAGAATGGGCCTGCCAATTTCCTAGATTGTGATAATGAAACAGACCTCGCTGCGGTTTTCGCAGGAGCAGATATCATTACAGCATAATACCTGCCATGTATAAACGGAGAGGGAGAGAGCTACGGCTTTCTCCTTTTTTTTTGGAACAAACCACCAATTTCTAGTTAATTGTTTATGATAATAATGACACCAGAAGTCGGTACAAAAACCTTAAACCTTATCCCAAGGGAGGAGAATATGGCCTACATCACTTTGAGAGATGATTCGAACAATACCACAGAGACATATACCATCGACAATTTGATTGTTGGCGAGTGGTACTTTACCGTTCAATTCGAACTGGTTACCGCCTTGCTGGAGAATCGATATTATGACCTTACAATCTTTGCAGGAGATGACACCATCTCATACAAGGATCGCATCTACGTTACATCGCAAACTGCACAGGACTTCTCCGTGAACAATCAGCCAAACGGACAAAGCAAATACAAATCGAATAATTCAGCAAATGACTTCCTTACCTATGGAGAATAAATACAATAACATCCGAGTGGTGGAGCTATCGAAATACCAAGCACCAATTATTCAGGAAAGCAACAGAGAGGACTGGGTGACCTACGGAGAGAACGACTCCTACTATCAATATTTGATAGACCGCTACACCTACTCGCCTACAAATAATGCGATCATAAATAATATTTCACGTTTGATTTATGGCCGAGGACTTCGCGCATTGGATGCTTCTGCCAAGCCAAACGAATACGCAAACATGATCACTTTGTTTCCAAAGGATGAGACGAAGCGACAAATCATGGATGCGAAAATGCTGGGCCAATTTGCGATACAAGTTATCTACGCAAAGGACCGAAAGACCATCGCCAAAACAGCGCACATACCAGTGCAGCTATTGAGACCAGAGAAGTGCAATAAAGATGGAGTTATAGAAGCATACTATTACTCGGACAATTGGAGCGACACCAAAAAGTTTAAACCAAAACGAATTCCAGCGTTCGGACTTTCAAATGAACCACTTGAAATCTTAATGGTGCAACCCTACTCGGTAGGAATGAAATATTTTTCATTGGTGGATTACCAAGGTTCTCTTCCTTATTGCACCTTGGAGCAAGAGATCGCAGATTATCTTATCAATGAGGTCCAAAATGGATTTTCAGGCACAAAAATTATCAATTTCAATAATGGCATCCCTACTCCAGAAGAGATGGATGACACCGAAAGTAAGGTTACAAACAAACTGACAGGGAGCAAAGGAAAGCGAGTGATTGTCTCATTTAATCATTCCGATGCACAAAAGACCACAGTCGATGACATTCCATTGAACGATGCACCACAGCACTATGAATATCTTGCAGATGAGTGCATGCGAAAGATCATGCTAGGCCACAACGTTACATCACCGCTACTTTTTGGAGTTTCCTCCAGCAACGGTTTCTCCTCAAATGCGGATGAGCTAAAAAATAGCTTCGTGCTTTACTACAATATGGTTATTAGACCTTATCAGGACCTAGTCATTGATGCCTACAACCAGATACTAGCTTTCAACGGAATTAAATTAAAATTATACTTTGAGACATTGAAACCTTTGGAGTTCCAAGGAGCAGATGGCAAAGTGGAGGAAATGCAATTATCATCCCAGAATGACTTACAAATAATACTGGATGAGGTGGACCGCAACCAGTTATCGGATGAGTGGGTGCTTGTTGATGAAAGAGAGGTCGGAGACGATGACGAACAACTGGACCAGCACCTGATAGAATCAGAAAGCGCACTAGAACCCAAGACTTCGTTTTTAAGCAAGGTTATCAACCTAGTGCAGACAGGAAACCCACTGCCGAAATTAAAGAGCTCACAGGACAAAAATGTGAAGGAATTAAAATACTTCAAAGTGCGCTACAGATACACTGGAAACAAAACCCCAGAGAGAGACTTCTGCAAAGCAATGATGGCCAAACAGGACCGCTTGTTCAGGAAGGAGGACATCGATGCAATGAGTAAAAAATCAGTGAACGCTGGATTCGGAGAACATGGAGCAAATACCTATGACATTTTTAAGTTTAAAGGAGGACCGCGATGCCACCACAAATGGCAAAGAGTGACCTTCATGCTGGACCTGAACCGCATCGAGGATGGTTATCAGGAGATAGGAACTCGCGCTGCGGAGATCAAAGGATATAAAGTTACAAACCCCTACGAAGTTTCATTTTATCCGAACCAATTACCCCTCAAAGGTTTCTCACCAAATAACCCAAACTTACCATCTGACGTACGCAAATAATGGAAGCACTACTCATATCCAGAAACGACATCGTATCACTTACGGCCCTTGGAGGTTCGGTGGATACAGATAAATTCATTCAATTTATTAAAATAGCGCAGGACATCCATGTGCAAGGTTATCTAGGAACGAATTTACTCCAGAAAATACAAACGGACATTTTGAATGATGACTTGGCCGAGCCGTATCTTTCATTGGTGGTCACTTACGTCAAACCACTTTTAATCCACTGGGCTATGGTTGAATATTTACCTTTTGCAGCTTACACCATCGCAAACAAAGGAGTATACAAACACAGCTCGGAGAATGCCGAGAACGTAGAAAAAACAGAAGTGGATTATTTGGTGGAGAAGGAGCGACAAATAGCACAGAGCTATTCACAAAGGTTTCTCGATCACATGACCACATACGGATATCAATACCCAGAATACAATACGAACCAGAGTGGCGATGTGTACCCTCGGCACGATAATTTTTTTACTGGATGGCATCTATAAAGCAATACAAACCCAAGAACGATAACATCAAAAAGTTAGAAATCTACTTATCTCAAAATAGCGATGCAAAACAAACGAATATCGGAGCTCGGAACGACAGGAACGATAGCAGCAAGCGACCTACTAATAACAAGTGAATACAATGGAACTGGATATGACTCCAGAAACATCACAGGACAGGATGCAGCTCAATCACTTCGCCTACTTGCACCAGTGGTATGGACCATTGATTTAATGGCTACATTGACAATCGATGTATATGCGCCTTTTGCGATGCAGATAGATACGGTTTCAAACGTTAAGAATTCTCCGAGCACTACGCTCCAGAAAAACAGCAGTGCATACATTCTTGGAACTTCAATTGCAATCGGAGACATGATCACAATAACGGTCTCCACAGCAGCAGTGGTTAATTTAAACATCACGCAGTTATGAGAGATTTATATATAAAAGCTGAATCTAGTACTCCTACTGCTTCTGTTGGTGCAACTTTGATAAAATCGAACCAGACAGCATCCTTTCGCACTGGCGATGACGGAGATTTAGAAGCAGGTAGAGCAACATCATTCACTGTACTTGCATCTAACAATCCTTTCGGAAATACCAACCGATTTACAGACGAGTTAGGTGGGCAGACATATACAAATAATATAGTCATTGATTGGAGTACTTATAACGGAACTGATGTGCTAGGTATTTCTAGATTAGCAATTGCTACAGGTAATACTTGGAATCAAGCCATTGATAATTCACTTTCTTATTCAATTGGTAGCTTTACCAGTGGCTGGAGATTAGCAAATATTAGAGAAATATTTAATTTGATGAATTTTGGAAATGACCAAAATAATCTTCTGAATTACTCCCCTTTGAATTTATCTTCAGTTGGTAGAATTTATTGGAGTTCTACTACAAATCTAGCTTTAACAAGCCAAGCATATACATTAAGCAATATTGGACAAACTGCTGTACAAACAAAAACAAGTTCAGTAGCTTTTACCTATTTTAGAGTAAGAACTTTTACCGTAACAGGAACAACTTTATCTTAAAAATATGACATACAAATTTATACAATTTAATGTTGACATCACCGATCCGCAAATCTCGGTAGTTCAAGTACTAGATAATATATCAGCCAAGGAATGTAGCGTGGAGGTTCTTCTCCAGACAGAAGCGGCAAATTTTGGAGTGACACTTTCAGGATTTACTTACACCGCAGACTGGACAGATGAGGAGGTGCAAATCTGGACATTAACAGAACTACAAAAGTACGCGGTATGAGAACTTATTTAATGGCAATCACCATCTCCCTGCTTACGATTTTCACTCCAATCGTTCCGTTTGTTTTATTGGCCTTTGCAGCGATCATTCTGGATTTATACTTCGGACTTTGGAAAACAATCCGTTTATTCGGATGGAGAGCAGTTCGCTCCAGAAGGTTATCTGACACGATCACAAAAACACTTCTGTACGTTGGCGGAATCGTTATGATATTTCTGGCCGAGATTTTTATCTTGAAAGGATTAATGGAGCAGTACATGAATATCAAATTTTTACTTACCAAGGCCTTTACACTTTTTTGTTTGACCACAGAAGCCAAATCAATAAATGAAAGCTACCATGCCGTTACAGGAAAGAACCTATGGAATAGTTTTGTAACTTTCGTGCAGAGAGCCAGACAGGAGGAGGATAAAATTAAATAATATGATGACTACAAAACAAGTGACAGCCAAATACGGAGTGCCTACGATCACAGGAGCAGACTACCTTGTAACTTTGACATTACCATACCCTATGCGCCTAGCTTGGGATTTGGAAACACAGGTCACCAGAATGAGATGCCACAAATTAGTGAAGGACCAGTTCGAAGCAGTTTTTAATGACTTGCTCAAGGAATACGGATACATTAAAATCAAGGAGCTCGGCATTGATTTGTTTGGAGGATGCTTCACGTTTAGAAAGATGCGAGGAGGAAACGAATACAGCAGACATTCATGGGGTATAGCAATCGACCTAGATCCAGTTCGAAACCAGCTGCATGAAACTTCAAAGACCGCTCGCTTTGCTAGACCAGAATACAAACCAATGATCGACATTTTCTATAAGCATGGCTTCATTGGATTAGGCAAAGAGAAGAACTATGACTGGATGCACTTTGAAATAGGGCAATAAATTGAAACAGACCAACATTTTATACGTTCTGCGAGCTTTTCTAATCAATACCGCAGGATTGCTTATCGATTACGTTTTTAATGCATTAAACAAACGCAAAATGGCAAAGAAAAAAAAGGACCTAAATATCAATATTGATACAAAGAACGTAGACGTTCACATCACCAGAATAGATGGAGAGCTTAATGCGGAGCTGGATACAAAGAACATCGATGTGAAAGTACGCAAGCGCAAAGGAGAAAAACTGGACCTCGATGTTGAAACCACTCCAGAATTCGGAGAAAAAATTATCAAAGCAGTGGGCATCGCGATTCGCAATATTGCCAAGCGCAGAGGTTAATCAACAAACTTTTTTTAACTTGAATTAAATTTATTTTGTGAATAAGTGCTCTACGTATGATTTTATTTCTATATTTGCGTATAAACAAAAACGAAAAACACATGAAAACGCTTAAAGAACAAATCGAAAACGCAACCACAACTGAACAATTGCACTCAATTATCGAAGCAATACCATTGCAGGAGAACGGAGAAAGACAAAAGATTGCTAGAACTTTAGATGATGCTTTCTGGTACGTTGATTTAAGAACTTTTGAAGAGATCCAAAATTTTATGTTGAAGAGATTATAAAAACCAAAGGGGTGCGACTTTTCAACGCATATTTTTTTAACCTTAAACAAAAACAAAATGAAACACTATGTTACAAGGACCTGCCCAGAATGCGAAGGAGAAGGTTACATCGAAGTCGGACCAGAATGCCTTAAGCCAGCATCGATGTGCTGCGGAGGATGCTACAGGACCGTTGAATGCGAAGAGTGCAATGGCACTGGCAGCTTTACAGAAGAGGATGAGGATTACAATGACGATGAAAATTAAACCAGAACAAATGAGAACATACCACATCACCTACTTCATCCACAGAGGAGACGTAGAACAAAACGAAAAACCACTACTCGGAGGAGTAACACTAGAAGCGGAGTCGATCATACTAGCAATAGGTCGATTTCTAAATGAGAACAAAGTACAGGAATCAGAAATCAAATACATCGTAGAATTATGAGCACAAAAAAAACACCCCAGACACCAGTAGCGCACATGTTCGAAACCATGCAGGAGTTCGACTTCAAAAACATGCGCCCAGAATTAAAAGAACAATGGCTGGAGATTTTCATGAAGCAGGAGAAGAACCACCAGCAATGGGCATACAATAACGGATACATTCACGGAAAGCACAAACTAAACCATGACTATGAAAGTGTATATATTGACTGGTATAAAATAGGAGATCAAGATGAAAGCAAATAAACAAACAGCAGTAGAATGGTTAAGTCAGGAGTTGAATAATATTATTGAATTATATCCAAGCGAATGGGAGAAAATAAACAAAGTTTTTGAACAAGCCAAAGAAATGGAGAAGGAGCAGCTGGAAGTATTAAAAGATTTTGATACATGGAAAGAATGGAAAAACGAAACGAAATGAGAGCAGATAATCAAACAGCAATGCAATGGTTCGAATTTGAACTCAAAGACAAACTAGGCAAAATTGTCATCAATCAGGACTGGCAATTATTAGAAACAATTATCCAACAAGCAAAGGAAATGGAGCGCGGACAATTAATCGAATTTTATGAGGATGGACTCTACTCCGCTTATTATCCATTTGGATTAACAGGCGAAGCCTACTACGAACAAGAGTATGGAAACAAATAAAGATTTTATCCAGAATGTTCTGGAGGTGGTGGAAAGATACGACCTAAAAAAAGTCAGCAGAAAGCAGGAGATTATATACCCACGCTATTACATCTACTCCTTGCTTCGAGATGCCAAGTATTCGCTTTCTGCAATTGGTCGAATTTTCGGAAAGGACCATGCAACGGTTCTCCACGGAATCAAAATGCACAAACGATACTCCAAAAACAAGGACAAAGTATATGAGATGCTGATAGTTCAAGTGAAAGCTGAAATCTACATCACCCCACAGGAATACAACTTAAAGGAGGAAGTCCTCAAGTGCACCACTTTGAAAAAATTGGAGATAATCAAAAACCAGATATTGAATAATTATTATTAACATTGCAGTATAGTTCGGTCTCACACCCACGAATTAAACGATTTTTTAACCCTTCTATTCCAATTGCAACGTGAGACCTGCAAGGCGAATGGAGGGGTTTTTTATTCCCTATGAGAAAAGCATTTAATTTTTACAGGAGCTACTACGATGTTATGCTCCAGCTTCCAGAGGAGGAACAACTGGCATACATCAAAGCGATCCTTACTAGACAGTTCACAGGCGAAGAGCTGGAACTTGAAGGAATGGCAAAGTTCGCATACATCAGCCAGAAGCACTCCATCGACCAGCAGGTCAAAGGTTACGAAACAAAAATGAACACCCCTTTAACACCCCCTACGCAACCCCCTGCCGAACCCCCTAGCCAAGGACCTACCGTACCCCCTTCAGGACAAGAGAAAGAGAAAGGGAAAGAGAAAGGTAAAGGGAAAGAACAAGAGAAAGAGTACGCAGGCGCAAAATTGGATATTTACGGATTTGAGATTGGAAAGAATCAAAATGTCTGCAAATGCGGTAGGAGGAAAGCAATAAACGCTTTATTTTGCACGGTATGTTTGTAGATCACAGAAAGCAGGATGAGTACTTGGAGATGCTCCGACTGGACCAAGTTCCCCTAGGCAAAGGACTAGGAATACACCTAGACAATCACCTCCGATTTAAAGATGGAAATTTTAACATCGTGCTCGGACACGCAAATGTCGGAAAGACATACTGGGTTTTATGGTATTTATTAGCGCACAGCGTGCGACATAAACACCTGAACCTTATCTACTCCTCGGAGAATACTGTCCAAGGAATAAAGCGCAACCTCATCGAGTTATATGCAGGTCGAAAGATTAAAGGAATGAACCAGAAGGAGCTCCAGCAAGCCAAGGACTTTATAGAGCATCACTTTGATTTCATAGACACCAACAAAGCATGGACAATCGAGGAGTTCATGCAGGAGGTCCAGAACAAAAAGCACTACGATGTTTTAATGATAGATCCTCACAATTCATTTTTAAGGCCCAGAGGAACGAATGCACATGACTACGACTATGAGATGGCCACAAAACTCCGCTTATTTTGTAAGATCAAACGAACAGCTGTCTACCTTTGCATACATGCCAGCACAGATGCTCTTCGCAAGGTGCATACGGATGGAGACTTCAAAGGACACCCAATGCCACCAAACATGAGTGATGCAGAAGGAGGAGGAAAATGGGGAAACAGGGCCGATGATTTTATTGTAGCGCACAGGTACATCGCAGACAGAGACAACTGGATGTATACCCACATACACGTTAAAAAAGTGAAGGAAACAGAAAGCGGAGGATTACCAACTTTAATGAACGATCCTG